CCACGTTAGTTTTGCCTGACCATTAACAGGAATCATGTCGAAGTCAATATAATTTGCATCTGATGTATCAGTGATCAGCTGCGGCGGTGCCGTTTTGCCTTGGATTGTGAATGTATCGCTCGTGATTATGCTGCCACGATTCAGATAGTTTCTGGCTTGGATTTGCACTTGCAAATTGCCAGCTCGAATGTCACGAATTGTTATTGACGGTGATGCTGTAGTTAGCGTCTCAAAGTTGTCATCGTCAATGCGGTACTGGACCCTAAATTCACTAATGTTGACACGATCATGCTGCCAACTAATTGACGCACCAACAAACACACCCTGGCCCGTTTCATACAGAAACTCTTCTGCCGTAATTGAGTCAACTGCATTAGGTGTGGCTGAAAGGTTTGTAATATCGCGATTAGTTAGCTCATTGTCAGACTCAACTGCGTCATAGATCGTAGCATTGTAAGCAGCTGCACTAACGCCATAAATGCCATCCTCAGACTCTGAGACGGAAATAACTCTGAATTGCTGCGATTGTATGTCTGATGTTTGAACTAAAAATACCGAGCCAGTTGTAGGTGTCTGACTAAAAGCAGAGGTCACGTCAATTGTTGCCGTACCATTGGCTTGTGGCTGGATGCCGCCTGCAGGTATGCTTCGCGTTTCTGCAATGCCACTGGGTAGCATCACTGTCACCTTTGGATCATTGGTGCTGGTCGCCACGCTGACTGAAAGATTGGTGCTGCTATCAACAGTCAGTTGTGTGCTTGTTGCAGATTTGACGCGACCACTTCTACGAACACCAGCTCTGACTGGATCGGCAACATCTATGACTTGACCAGGACGAAGAATAATTCCACTCTCAAGGCCGACAGAGAACTGAATTGTTTCTGTTAGATTCTGTTCACTCAGGAGCGTCCATTTGCCAATTCTGTGTGCCTGCCCTTGGCTGTAACATCCAACGGCTTTAATATCTTTGTTGATTATGCCGTATTTGGCTACAGCATCATGGTCTTCGACATATTCAAACTCAGTATCGCCCAATGTGTCGTAATTTTGATAGGCAACCGTTGCAACAGTGTGTCGTGCTTTTTGTGACGTTCCACTATATTCAAATAACCCGTCTATGACATTGGTTGGACCGATTGCGTAAGAGGCATCAGTCGGCTTGTCTTGAGCAAGAACTAACGAGCCCGCACCATAGTATGCAATACCTCTAAAGATAGCTGTCATCTCCTGGATGACAGTGTAAACTTCAGCACGACTATTGATTAACATATTTAGGCTAAAACGCGGTTCTTGACCGCCTCTGCCATTGTCAACTAAATCATTGCAATACTGGCTTACAGCAAAAAAATCATATTTGTCGAGTGTGCTCTCAGGAATGCCTGCTCCATAGCGATCTGAGATCAACAAATCATATAAACACCAGGCCGGATCATTTGTCCAAGTCGCTGCTGAAAAAGTACCGTCCCAAACGCCTGAGTATGTGATGCGGCCAATATGTGTTGTGGTGTCTACTGTGGCATTGCTCGGAATCTTGACCTTAATTCCACGAATCAAATACTTGCGAGTCGGAATACTTTGAAACTCACGAGAATCAAAGCGAAGCGCAACTAGCGCAGAGTTTGGATAGCTGAATTTTTCATCGATAATTTCGGTAAAACTCTGGAAGATTGTTGTGCTAGCTCGTTTTTGACTTGTTTCGTCGGCACTTACACGCACCATGCGTACTTGAACATTAGTGCTGCTGCTAAGCGTAATCATGTAGTCACGCTGATAGCGGTTGCTGCTTTTGCCGCTGATCGTGTCTGTAACTACGTCATTAAATCCACCACCGTCGTACTGAACTTGGATTTTAATTTGAACACTATGTCCGACAATGTCGCCATCATCCTCTACCTTTTGCAGGCTAGGAATTGTCAACGTTACCCGTAGGCGATCAACATCTGTTCCAAGCACATTCCTGGTGACAGAAGTGCCATTTGTAACTTCGACATTAACAGGTCTCTCAACTTGTGTCGATCCAAAGTCCCCAGGTATATGATTTTGTGCTTGAGTGCCTGCACGGGTTACAACAGAAAACCCAGAGAAGTTGTTGCTGCCATCAGCATTTTGGATCGGAGTGCTATCAAGAAATATGCTCTTATTGCCGTCATCCAAGCCTTGAATTTCGCCCTCACTGATTAGATCCAGTACATTTGCAAACTGAATCGACTGAAGAGTGTCATCTGCTTCAGTGGGTGTGCGACTGCCGCCACCACCTTTGCCGCCACCACCAGCACCCTGAATGTACTTAGTTTGTGTCATGCCTGTTTCTGATCAACATCAAGGCCGCTGGATAGCACTGCTGATCCAACGAATAATCGCCCATAAGCTATGGGCACTGGCAAACCTTGCTTAGAAGTATTGACGACATTATTAAAGACAAATGACTCAAGTTTTGCCGCTTCTCGTCCGCGCTCAAGCCCACTATCAGGCTGTGGCGAAATTGCTGTTGCAATACCTGAAAGCGTTAAAACAACACCTAAGTTGCCTGCAAGAGCGGCTAATTTGGCGCCGAAAGCTGCTTTCGCCCCAGCAGTAGCACTAAAGCCTCCAAGTCCAAATGACAATGATCCGCCCTGTGTCACAATGGCAAGTGCCACTAATCCAAGCCCGACCGCAATCTGCCCAAAGCCTCGACCGGCACCAGCAACTAAGGGCGTAATGCTAAACACTTCTCTATCACTAAATGGAAAGCCCAATGGGGATAGGTCGTCTGTGACTTTCTCCTTCCCAAGAGTTACGCGATATGCAACACCATCTTTTTCACTATCAATCAACCACTTTTCTAAACCTGGGAAATTAACACACAATGCTTTGATCGCTTGTGCAGGCGTGTTTACGTCAAACTCGAAACGGCATTGTCCAAGTCGTTTGCGTAATGCGCCATAGACCTTAACGACTTTCATGCCTTAAGGCGCAGGCTGTACTTTTAGCATAATAGCCGCCAAAAATATCACGACTTGAAAGCCTGCCCTGCACATGATGCAGCACCTGCTGATCGCCCATATAAATTGCTGCATGATTCGGCACAGGTGACACGAGATTCATCAATATCAAATCTCCACGTCGTACTTCCTTGACTTCTATTTTACTAAAGCCCTCTTTGGCGAAGTTATCCAAGTACAGATTTTGACCATGATCCCACCACTGATCACGTCGGTCATAATCACGCAACTCAATGCCGTATTCTCTTGCGTACCAGTCACGCACAAGGCTGTAGCAATCGACTACACCATGAACAAATTCACGACCCACATAAGGCAGTCGAAAGCCAGTTGGCTCGCAGTAGCCCCAAGCTTCGGTGTTAGGGTTGACAATAAACCATGGCAGCTCTGACTTCTCACAAGCGACAAGATCTGCTGCAGATGGCTCTGGCTTCGTGATTGGATGACTGTGGATAATGGCGATCACTTCACCTTGATTCTCGACCTTGTCCCATCCACTGAGAACAAAATGCTCATCAGGTGTTGCGGCAATGTTTTGACATGAGAAATACTTGCGCCGTCCTTTTACTACAGCGATTAGACCACAACATTCGCGAGGTGCTTCTGATTTGGCGTGCTGTAAAATTTCGGCCTTTATTGCTGCTGACAAACGCATCATTTAGTCAGACCTGCACCAGGGAATGACCCAAATGGTAATTGAGCATTGTCGCCGAAGCGACATTTGCAACTTGCTATCCTCTTGCCACACACATCATCGGCATCAGTTGTCACCCCTTCATTGTTCACATCAAAGCGTCTGAAGTTAGTACCATCAATTGTCTTGCCTGGACCGACAGAAGGGTTGTAACCACACTCTGAGGACTTGTAGACCCACTGACATACATTGGCAATAACTTGTCGTCTTGGCAGTTTTTGACCAGCCAAGTCAAATTTACTCGCCAATTCAAATGTCACCGTATCTCGTGTTTCAGATGCTTTGCGGTCAATAAACCAACGCTCCTGAGGAAACTGTGCATTTGGGTCTGGGACTCCACTTGGGTTTCGGACCGTTTCTAGATTCAAGGTGTCTCCGCCTTGAGTTGTTAAAGTATCGCCACCTTGTGCAATCGCTACAGTCTCAGTGCGAAAGTTAATGCCATCCAAGTACTTTTTGAGAGTACGAATGCGCCGAACTTCCGCTCCACCAAGATCATTGCCTGCTGTTGTCGCATTGACTAAAGCGAGCAAGACTGTCATTGTGCTGTCAAGGTTGCTGACCGTCAGTGTTGGACGCGGCAGCGTACCTGTGCCTTTGTATTCAAATCCTTCTGCTTTGACCGGCAGTCGCGTGTACTCATTGCCATCGAAAACTACATTAACGTCTTGATTGCGATCATTCCGACTCATGCCTGCATGCCAACGATATACATCAGAACTTCCGTGCAAAGTGCTGTCTAGTCGCAGCTCAAATAGCTCAATAACCGCACTTGGTGCAAGCTTTAGCAGCTCGTCATAAACACTGCTGATCGCAGTCCACACACATGTTCCATCCGTAACCGTGCTGGCTATATCAGTAGGCCAAGTCGGCTCTGAACTAGCTGACGTTCCAGCAGTTGTGCAGCGGAACCACAAGCCAGTGCCATACGAAACCGTGGGGCGACGAACGTCACCAACGGAAAATGCGGTGCTAGCGGCCCATGTTGCAACTGCCATTACGGTTCAAATACTTCGCGAAAGGTTGTTTGAATTGTGGCGCGGTTTAAGTAAGGAATTGACTTGCTCCACTCCTCGCAAATGAATTTTGAGCTTCGACTTTCACCTGGTGGGGTGAAATCAAATGGCGCATTATCATCTGCGCGAGAGTCTAAGAATGTCTCAATAGTGTCTGCGTCCGCTTCAGAGACTTCAAAAGTTAAGTTAAAAATTTTCGGATTCTGATTCAGACCGAATGTAAGTCGGGCCTCATAACCATCGCCAAATTGCACCTTGCGAAAATTCGGTGCGCTGCTTTTTTGCAGCCCATAAGTAGGTGTTATGGACGGAAAAGTAGCCATTAAGTTGCAAGTAGGCCGCCAGGACGTTTTTGCCTCACAAGTTCTTGCTGAACTGCTACGCCGATTGCTTTGCCAAGCTGTGAAGCTTGATCGGAGCTGCCCTCAACAGATGAACCAGAAGCATCAACATTTACTGTTATGTTAGATCCGCCTAATTGATGATTAGGAACAATTGTTCCTGACCGTGATGGTACAAAGAGCTCAGGGCCACGTTCACCAACTAAAGAAGCTTTGCCCACTGGAGGTCTGCCACCATTGGCGAACTTAAATCCACTAGGTATGTCACCAAAAGACGGCAAACCTAGGTCAGTACTAAATAATGCTTTTGAATCCAAGCCAGATGCCATATTTGCTCCAAAACCTGAGCTAGCAGGGCTAAAAATGCCGCCTATGCCTTTGAGTATTGAGCCAAACAACCCACCTGAGCCTCTCTCACCCATGATCGCCGTTTCAAGAAGCTGTCGCTGGAACTGTTTGAGGACACTGGTTAGCGTTTCGCCAAGTGTCTTGGTTCCGTCAATCATGCCCTCAATGCCGGTAACAATCTCATTGTTGATCGTGTCAGCTAGCTTGACGGCCTCATCAGTGAGTTCTTTTTGCTCTAATGTGAGCATCTCAGTTGCATCGGCTTGCTGATATATATTCTCCAGTGTTTTTACATAAGTGTCATATCTCTTCTGGGCAAATTCAGCTCTAACTTTGTCGCTTTCTTCTTGGAAGACTGCATCTACAAGTTCGCGATTCTGCACACGTTTAGTGGCGTTCTCAGTCTTGTTGATCCTGGCGAGAATATCAGCACGTTCGTGCTCTAGTTGCTTAATAGCACGCTCCTCATCAGATGAAATCTGCAGCAACTGCAAACGTCGCGACAACATCTGATTGATGTCTCCTCCCTGATCATCCTCAGTATCAATAATTGTCGGGGTCTTGATTTTGGCAGGCTCAGACGGCTTACCAAGCTTCTGCATCCGATCAATCAGCAGGTTAATGTTGGTCCTTGTTTCACCTATTTGCTTTTTAAGTTCTTTGATGTTGCCGACTTGATTGCCAAAGCCCATCTCACCCATGCGCTCGGCTACTCTCAGCTTTTCTTGCAAATCAAACTGCCGCTCCAGTTCCTCATTCAGAAGGCGCTGATTGGTCTCATAATTTCCAACTTTGAGTGCTTTATTGAGTTCTTCCTGCCGTTCAGCAGCTTCCTTAGCTTTGCTAGCAAAATGTGCCAAATTACCCGCGACAATAAGAAGTGGTAAAGCAATTAACGCGCCCTTTGCAATAACAGCAGCGCCACCAATAGCTGCAATTCCTCCCGCAACAACGCCAACGCTTTTGATAAATACAGCAAGGGCTGGAAGAACAATCGCCAACGCGCCTGCAATACCAATAGCGGCCGCTGACAGAGTTTTAACTTCATCAGGCAGTCCATCAAACAGTTTGACGACCTTTGTCAATTGCTCGACAACTGGCACAAGAGCAGGAAGCAAAGACTGTCCAAGACTCGTACTCAAACCTTTGACTGCATTATTTAGCGCCTGAAACTTCTGAGCAGGCGATTGATCGATCAATGCCTTGACTTTCTCCCCATTGACCTCAAAACCTTTTGCCAGAGCGTTAATCAAAACATCGGCAGTGATCTTGCCCTGTTTCGCTAGCTCCCTAAGCTGACCCTCTTGCACATCCATTTCTTCGGCAACAAGACTCAAGATGCCTGGAAGTTGCTCAGAGATGCTTCTAAATTCATCGCCCTGCAGCCTGCCAGAACCCAACGCTTGACTTAGCTGTCTAAACGCGGCTGAAGCCTCTAATGCGCTTGTGCCACTAGCCAGTGCTGTCGCGTTAAAGCCGGCATACACACTTTGAATGTCATCCAGTGAGACGCCAAGTGGACGTAAACGTGCAAAAATGTCGCTGAATGCACTGCCTGATTCGGCAAGTGACAAGTTAAAGTCTTTTGCGTTCTGACGTACCAGTTCCTGTACGCGATCAAACTCACCAAATTCTTCTGACAGCAACTTAAGCCGCAGTTGTGTCTGCTCAAATGTCGCAGCCTGTTGCACAATGCGCCGCGTGAACTCAGCTACGCCGATGCCAACCAGCACATTCCTAAGGTTGCCCATTTTGTCGGCAAACTTATCTGCGCTACGAGCCGCCTGATCGAGTCCACGCTTAATAACAGTACCTGCCCTCCTGCCCTGCTTCCCAGCCGCGTCTAGAGCCTCCTGGGCACGTTTTACGCCCTTTTTAAGCCGATCAGTGGCTGCAGTTATTCGATTGAATTGCTGGACGGGTTGAGCCGCCTTGACAATAATCTCAACAGCGGCCACTATATCGCATTAAATGTCTAAAAACACTCTACCTGCGCTGCGCTTTAGCACGTTCTTGTGCTTGCCGCTCGCGCTCATTTCTTAGATCATAAAATGCCGCCCAATATACAAACTCCTCCTGTGTCATGTCACGCCGAAGCTGACTGACAGTCATGCCAAGTTCGCAGGCCAAAAAGAACTCAAAGTAGAGCCAGTTGTCCTGCTTTAGTCGTTTTTTGATTCATCGACCTTTTCTTCCTCAAGGTCGAACAAGAACAGCTCAAGTTCATTGAGGATCTTTTCAGGCAGCTCGCGCTGTAGTTTTGGCACATCAGCCGAAGCAAATGCCTTACTTCCATCCTCACGTTCGGCCATTTGACACAGCATCTGAGTGCTAATGTCAAGAGCTTGGTCCGAGTTAGCAAGAGACTGCGCACGCTTGCGATCTGCACGTGTGATCGCCTTGAAGTACAAAGTCATTCCGACAGAGCCGTCAGGTTTTTTGACTTCAAATTTGCGGCGCTCAGACAAGTCAAACATGCCGACGAGCATGTCAACTGTTCTATCCTTCTGGGTCATTAGATGGCGTTAGTAATCGTGCCGTTACAGGTGAAGTTGACCGAGATCACTTCAATCTCGCCCACTGTAGCCGCATACTCCGCAGAAGTTATTAGTGCTGCAAAGCTGATCTTTTTGCCGCCGGTCTCATCAAGATACAGCTCAAAGTTGGCGTTGGCAGGGTCCTCAGTAGTTAGAACCTCGTTGATAAGGTCGAGCTTGTCTCCTGAGCCTGGAGCGTCATAAAGAATCTCAACAGACCCTGAGCCACCCACTAGGCCACCGACATAAGCACGAAAAGTGTCGCCATGGTCAGTGACTTCAAGCTGCTCTTTTTCGACACTCAATGACCAAGATCGCACAGCAGCAACCTCACCAAGTGCCACACCAGCAGCATCTTTGTCGAACTTGACAGTTCCTTGTTGTCCGCGATAAAAAGCCATGATCAGATAGAGGTAGTGATAGTGCCGTTAGTTACAAAATTAACGGTGATGATCTCAAGCTCACCGATAGTTGCGCCCATCTCAGCAGAAGTCACAACGCCATCAAAAGTGACTTTTTTGTCGCCTGAAGTGTCAAGAAACAACTCAAATGATGCTGTTCCCTCATCTGTTGCCGTATTGATGTGGTCAACAAATGCTGCCGTCTCATCAGAAGATGAAGCGGTGTAAATGACCTCTACACTGCCAGAACCACTAACAATGCCGCCGACATTGCCTGCATAAGTGTCGCCCATGGACGTAGTCTCAAGGACGGCCTTATCAAGAGTCAAAGACCAGGATCTAGTGCTAGTGATTGCAGAGTTGGAGGAGCCAGCATCATCAAATTTGACGCTTCCCTCCTCACCGCGATAAAAGGCCATAGTCAGAGTTCCTCAATAAATTCAAAGGTGACGCGAACTTGTGTCTGAAAAAATCCACCTGGTAATGTGGTAGTAATTACAGATGGTCCAGTTGGCGCGTCAAAATAAACATCTGACACGTTAATCCTATTATAGAGATCACGAATACGCTTCCCTACGGTGTAATTAGGGCCACTACCTACGCCAGGTGCGGAGAATATATTGACAACAACAAGTCCGACAATAAGGTTGTCACTGCCAGTTGCCTCATTGAGTGTTAAATACTGACTTTCGTCAAATGTAACCTCGCACTGTACCCAAGTTGAATTTGGTGTCGGCTCATATGGTAGGTTGTTAAAGACAACAGGTATTGCAGGACTGTTCGCCAGTTCAGTTGCTAGCCGACCCTCAATGACTGCTCTGATTGTGTTTAAGTTTGCGGCTGCCATTACCTCTTACCATTGATAATTTCGTCATAAGCCTTAGTCACGAAGCGTTGCATCGACTTTGCAATCAAATCTGGGTAGCCCTTTTTGATCTGATTGTTTTTAGTTCGCCAGCCAGCTGGCTTTGCATTGCGCCATGAATAGGGCAAATTAGTGCCGAAGATTACAGGCTCAGCATAAGGTTGGTTGTTGAAACAATGATAGTTGTTGCCGAGCTTTTCATTGCCAGCGACGTAGTTTACGCCGACAGGTGGGAGAATTTTTTTGCCATAATCTGCTTTTTCCTTGATCGGCCCACTGTCTGTATTTTCACCGATCTGCCAGCTAGCTCTAAGAGTGCCTGTATCGACAGATGTGGCCTTTTTAAGGCGCTTGTCAGTCTCAAATACAACGACACGCAGAAGTTTCTCTACTGAGTCGCGCAAATAATCATCAAGATCATCTAGTTTTACGATCTGCTTAGCCACTACGCTCGCAGGTAAATGTCGTAAACAATCGCCTCATTGTCCTGTTCAATCGTCTCAACAGTGACAATCTGATAAATCTTGCTCTCAATGGTAACTTTGTCATCAGGCAGCGGCTCACTGCCAAGCGATAGTGCAGAAACAGTCAGGCGTTTATCAATTTGCAAATGTCCAACTTTGTTTGCGCCATAAGCAAGATCATTAAGCTCGCTTTTCTTAACATCATCCAAGACGCCTTTCACCGTCTCAGATGTGATGGACTCAGCCACCTCGCCAGTAGTTGTGTTATATGCCCCACGGGTGACAAAGTTGACAGTTACGTCGCCACCAACTTTCTTGATCGCTGTATCAGCAACCTTTCTTAGCGCCGCCTTAAGTGACATTAGATGCGGTAAGCAACTGCAGCACCACCGCTCAATGTGATGCTCGTAATCGTTCCATATAAGTAAGAATCAGCCGGAAACTGCTCATTAACAAGAGAGTTGCCAGTCAGATCCTCACTAGAGATTGCACTAATCGTGCTGGCCTCATAAAAGTAAATAGCGCAAAAGCGGCCTGTATGTGCTGCCGTGTCAGTAATTACTTCTGCCCCACTGGCATACATCATGATTAACTCCGCTTTACTGAAATGTTACCCGGCCCACTAATTCTAAGTCCAATCAAATAACGCTCGACCATTGGTGGAATACGCTCCACACCAACAGCTCCATATTTGTCAGTTTCAAGTTTGATACTGCCGATCTCTAGACTCTTGAAGTCTTCCAAGCCGCTAAGGCTGATACCCTCTTTGTTGTTATGCAGATAAACGGCTAGCTCAACTTGAGCACGTTTAATCTCATATGGAATCTCTGTATCGGTGTAGTAGTCAGTTGTGACTCTGAAAGGAAAGCCGACAGAATAAGTGTTGATATAAGTGTCTGGCTTTCGCACACCAGTACGCGGCCATTGCAATGCCTGGGTGTCTGTCGCCCTTGCGCCTAAAAATCTTTCGCGATCTAATCGCTGTGCAGCATAAGCCAACGCTCGGTTGCGACTATCATCGTTGCCAGTGCCCCAATCAGTGACATCAGCATTCTTAACCATCGCGTCAACAAAGTCGTTGGCGTCACTCAGTGTCAGGTAGCTGTTCGCGTTTGCTCCTCCTGCTGTTGCGTCGATTGTTACTGCCATTCTTAGTCTCAGGCTTAGTTTTCTTGACTTCAGGGGTGGAGGCCGCCGCTTCCGCAGCAGCCTCTTGTGCCCTCAGTCGCTTAAAAGCGAAGTAACCCATTAGGAACTAGCGCCCTTCAGAGCCACATAGTTCAGGACGATTGCCTCGCCCAAAGAACCTGCGGAAACATTGGCGACAGTGATCGCAAAGGATCCGTCAGCAATGCTGTTTGCCTGAACCAAGTAACTGCCAGCCGTGCCAGCAGAACCATGGTTGACAATCACAACGTCGGTAGAAGCGACTTCACTGTTGGTAACAGTGAAAGAAACTTCGGCTGCAGCAGCAAGTGCCGCATCATCCATTGTGATTTGACCGGATGCAGCATTAAGCGTCACGCCGGTTGACTTGCTGGTGGCCTGAGTGACAGTACCGCCAGTGGTGGGGCCGATTAGTTTGCCCGCTGTTGCCTCAAAGATAGATGCCATGATTAGTTACCTCAATCCAGGTTGGAAGTAACAGTGGCGCGAACAATGCCGAGGTTTTTAGTCTCGTACACTTTCGACCAGTTGCCCACAGTCTCAAGCTGAGAGCGGGTCGGGTTCACAGTGGTGACAGCCCACTTAGCACCAACAGGGTGGTAGCAATAGTGGAGGTCAAGAGCCATTGCATCCGACTTAGCGAGCACATCGCGATCAGTTTCAGTACGCAGGGCCAGTTGTTCGCCAGAGGCGACTGCACCTTGAGTAAAGAAGTAGGTTGCGTACTCAGTGCTGCTACCAGAGCCGGCAGTTTGCACATCGTCGGAGACAATCACGCGCAGACCCATGTAAGTTGCGAAAGTGTTCGCATCTTCATAGGCACGTGCAATAGAACCACCGAAAGCATTGATGGTGGATGCGCCAGTGGCTGCGGTGTCAAGGCGAGCCTCAGTGTTGGTCACATAATCAATTGCGCGACGCTCAACCAGGCTGTAGAAAACCGAGCTGTGCATACAAACGGCGGTCAGCTTCTCACCTTGGTCGCCCAGCAGAGACTTAGCCTCAGCAATGTGGCGGGGAGAAAGCATGGTGGGTGAATCGCCAGACTCACCATCAATGGTCAGCGGGAAGAAAGCAGCAGAAGAGCTAGTAGTGCCCAGGCTTCCAAACACGCCGGCCAAGCAAGAAAGCAGATCCTTTTGGCGTTGATTAGCAACATAATCAGCAACCTTTTGGCCGATAGCAGCCATGGGATCAGAACCGGCAGCCAGAGCAGCAAGGTCGCGGCTTTCAAAGGCGCGTCCACGGTGGAGCATAACTCCAATCTGGTTGTCGGCAGTAATCTTGCCAGGAGTCAGTGAAGAGCTGTCAGTCAGCACCTCAAAGTCGCCAGTCAGATTAGCTTTATAGAAAGGGATTTTGATAAAATCGCCGCCCTCTGTAGCATTCAGCTCCGCAAGAGGCTGAACAACACCCGATGACAAAAAGGCATCGCGCTGGGTAGTTTGCTCAATAACATACGGAGTAAATACCTCGGGGACGATAATATCAGAGCGAAGAGTCGCCATGATACAGTCAGAGAAATTTACTTATGCCCCACAGAGGCGTCAGCGCAGCACAGCCTTGCCGTAGTTATATATTAACTATTAGCCGCAGACTTAAATCTTTCGTAGAGGTCGCGATCAGTTCTGAACAGTCGTGATTGTTCTGTCAGGTTGTAACTTTCACGTGCAAATGGATTCTTCATACCAGATGGAGTCTCTGTACTTGTACGCGATGATGGTGCTCCACCTCCAGTAGGACGTGGCGATTTTTGCATCCAGTCAGGAAGACTATTCTTCGCCCACTCATTTACAGGTCGGCGCTCATAGCCATCAACAACAACTACAGTGCCGTCTTGCTCACGCTCAATGCGATCAGGTGACAGCTTGGTTTTTAGAACCATGTCAGGGTCATGAACAACATCGGCCAACGCACTGATTGCAGGCGTGATTAGTTCTAGTTCTTTGACTCGTGCCTCTAACTCGGCAATGCGTTGATCTTTCTCAGCCGTGGCATCTCTGAATTGTTGCTCAAGTGCCTGCCGTGCTTCTGTGTATTTACCTTGCGATTCAAGCTGTGATTGTTCGGCTTTTTGCTTGAACTCAATCAGCTCCTGAATATCCACACCTTCTGGAACGGCCTTTGCCTGCTGTTTGGCTCGCTTGTACTCATCCAACAGCTCAGCATTCTTGCGCCGCATTGCTTCTAGTTCTGCAATAAGTGCAGAATTGTCGGCACCTTGCTCCACAGGAGTGGTTTGCTCTTCTGACATATGTAAGCGGATTTAACAAGCCATATTATCCGCCTACTGCTGATTGCCGATCTTCTGATGTATCTTCTCGGCTTTCTGAATGATCTTTTGTGCCTTTTCTCGTGATAAACAGTCTTCGGCCTTCTGCAAACACTTCGCCAATTTCTTATGCTGCTTGTCCATCACCACTTGACTCTATTTGCCCACCAGGCTCCACTCATCTTTCCACGTGCAATGTTCTTTGCATGTCGAGCCTTGAATGATTTGCGTCTGTTGCGGCTAGCTTCTGATTCTCCTTTCTTGGCTGGACTGCCTTTCTCACCTTGCTGACCAAACCGAATCAGCTTTACCTTGTCACCTTCCTTGGCAAGAACTACGTGCGACTTGGTTGGGTGACTTGGTGTGCGCTTGGGTTTATTGAATCCTCTCAGCCCATGCTTTTCTAATCGTGGATCTTTTTTGCTCATGACTGCTGATCGTATAAAGTTTCCAGCATCATTGCTGACAAGATCGACTTAAGTTCCCTTAGATTCTCCTGTTCTTCTGGGTCAGGTCCGCCGGGCCATTTCTCATAATAGAAACTTACTGACCGATGCAGAAGCCGTACAGCGTCCGCAGTGACAGTAAGTTCCCAGCAGTCATCAGTCACTTTTTCTTCCTTTTTTTGTCGCGCAACTTTTTAAGGTCAGCGGCAGTAATTTTGTCACGTGGTGGAGCCAACGCTGCCATCTTGCGTTGTTTGGCCGAGTATTTTGATTTCGGCATTACTTCTTGCTCCTTTTGCCGGCTTTGCTCAGCTCAGATTGCTTCTTGAGGACTGGGTTGCCCGTGCTATCTGATTTGATACGGATGACAGGATCATCTTTAGTGCCGACCCGACTGACAGTGCCACCCGAGGGACCCTTGATGCTGCCTCTCTTTCCCGCAGAACCTGTAACCACGCCATAAGTTCTTACACCGCGATACAGCCAACTAACTCGTGTTCCTTTGCCTGGCTTAGTCTTCATTTCTTGCCACCCTTTTTCATCTTTTTCTTCTTAGGTGGCCGGCCCATTTTTGAGCCGTAAGTTCCAGGACCTTGAGGCATTTTTCCAATGCGAATAATTCATTCTAAGTTATCATCTTTGTGTTAGCGGTTGGGTCATCTTCTGAAGTGGGCTTAGTCGACTTAGTTGACTTAGTTTGGTCCTCAGGCTCGTTTGGCTCAAATGATTGCAACCATTCACGCAGTGCGTCGCCAGTTGGCGTGCCTTTGGGCCACTTCACATGTTTTAAGATCGCTTTGTGATCTGTGAAGCATCGCGATGAGTTTTTGGCGTAGACGGTATATACAACTTTGGGACCTTCACGCCGACGGCTCCTTTCAATCCACAGAGTCCGAGTGACAAACTTAGTTGTTTGCATTGATTGGGCCGTACCTGTTTCTTAGCTCTTCGAGGGTAACTTCACTTCCATCATCACGCACGAGTTTTTGCAGTGCTTTTTGCGGGTTCATGCCTGGTTGGCGTCGTAGCTTGTCAAAATAATCGGCTCTGCCTTTGCCTAAAGCTTTGACTCTGATGGAAACATTCTCAGGTTGTGCGATCCAATCACCATACTTCATGTCAGCTGGCACCATGCCGCCTATGGCAGCTCGCTCACCCTCATCATCTGGAGCCGAGAATGGCAGATTGTCATAGTCAACTACAGCGGCAATAGTAGATCGGCAATTGAAGTGCTGTGGTGGCTCAGGTCCCTTCCCATACTCAAACTGTTGGCCGTCAAGCGCCATGCAAATAGCGGTTGTTCTTGCATCCAACGTGGCGATGTATTCATACTTCTTTGTGATGTCATTGTTCGCCTCATACACATTCATGGCAGCCGTGTTAGTCACCTGATTTACGCTTGTTCGGACAAGAGTCATGACTTGATGGTTTGCCACTGCCGTCAACTCACCACCGGCCTGCTGTAACTGTTTCATTGACAAGCCAGCCGCTCTGACCTGACCAACTGACAATGGCGCATAGTCGCCAAACTTCAAGCGCCCTTTGAGCCGGCGTGTGATCTGTGGAAGTGTCTGGCCTGACAAGAGACCCTGCCTGACAATCTGGCCGAACAATGCAGCCTGACTTTCTGCCAAGCCACGAAAAGCTTTTGCGACTGTTTTGCCGTTGGGCAGCGTAATTGTTGTGCCTTGAGTCGCTGTCAGGTTGAATGTTGCTCGACCCACAATGCCCTGAACACCAGGATCAGGCACACCATAAACCGCCTTGTAAAGGTCATCGCTCAATGCGACAACATTTACGTCTGTAGGGTCGGTTAGTACAACAGATTGAGCAAAGTCACCCGACACCTCAACAGTATTGACAAGGGACCGCTCGCCTCTTGGCAAGACATTGCGCAGTTGCTGTGTCACAAACTCACTTTGAAGCTCGGCTACACCTTGCAGTTGTGAGACTGTGAACTGTGTTGCGTCACCGGCCCAACCATCAAGCGATACCTTAAGTTGTGCGAGAATGCTTCTTAGTCTTGCGGCGCGAAAGAGCTGACCATCATCATCCAACCCAAGGTCATCAATGATCCTCAGCTCATTTACAGCGCGAATGATAATATCGTTGTAAACGTTAATAATGCGCCGAGCAACACCATTACTAAACCGATTGAGATCGATCGCGTTTCTGTAAAGCTCGGCAGGGACAGTCATTGTTCTTCTAAGCCAATATCCTCGGGGTCATATGGTGAAATGATGGAAACATCAGCGCCAGCCTCAACTGCAGCTTTCATCGCGTCAATGAAGCCGTCAATTGTATCCTGGCCCTCATCAATGATCCGCACCTCTTCTACATTGTCCACTTCGCCGTCGTAGAACCAAGTCATGCGAACAATGGCAAAAGTGTTTTCTGGGAGTTTGCGTTGAATGTACTGCAACGTCCGAGACTCAATCTCATGATCCATGGCGAAAGCCTGACTGCATCTATTCTGCCGCAGAACATATCAGGTGTTAAGTCGGGGTTCCTCCACTAGAGTGCTCTCTTCACTTTCCAGCAACCCGCCATTTTGGGTCGCATCAAGTTCTTGATCCACGTCAAAATCATCGCCCAGCACTTCGCCCTCGCTTAGGTTCATCAGCAGCGTTTCTTGCGTGATAGTTCCAGCCGTATAAAGCTGAAGCAGAGACTGAATTTCTTGCGGCTCAAGTCTGCTGCCAAGGAAGTCGCGGTTTACATAAGCACTGCCAGGCTGATTGTCGCCAAGGTACTGAGCATGGAACTGCAGACAATTGTCGATCATGTCCTGCATGTTCTGGGCGATCACCATCATGGTGCTATCTCCCTGACTGCGATCAATCCTCTTTGCCTCAGCCGTCTCTGCACTGAGCTTTTGACCCAACACAGCCGACAGACCTAGCTCATTGATCTGCGTCTCGATCTGCTTAAGTCGCTCAAATTGAGACGCAAATGCGTCAGATGGTGGAGCAATATACTCGGCCCTACCATCAGCAGGAAATGCAATCGCCTCACCCGGTCCTGCGGAAACTTCCTCAGCAGCAGAAGGGAACCCGAAGAATGCCAGCATTGGCACCGCACTGATATGCAATTGATTGTCCAAGTCGGACTGAACCTGATAAGCCTTCAGGTTCAACATTGCAATATCTTCTAGTGGCGGCCGAGACTCAAGATAATTGATGCGGTTACTATAAGCGACGCTAAATGGAATTTTATTGAGAGATGTGCGACCCTCATCCACAACAACAAAGTCGCTGTTTTTCTCGGTGCGCCGATAGACCTTGTACTCGCCTGGTGTAAGTACCCGGACCTGTTGCTCCTGTTTCTCCCCAAATTCACCGTCTTCAACTGTTACTGTTTCCTGCAGCCGTAATTGCGTTAGAACCTGCTGTCCGTCTTGGATCTCATGTCTCCAGCCTAGTATCTGGCGAGGAGTGTAGCGTACCCAATAGGGTCGGCCTTTGCCATCAGTCGGTGCATCAACTAAGACGCCAACGTGACCATAGCGGATGGCTTGACGTGCAGTCTCATAAGTCCATACATTTAGATCGTCTTGCAAGTCAACATTGAAAAGTTGCTCGCGAATTTGATCAGAAGTGTCATTTAGTCGAACAGGCTTGCGAGTCAACATGCCCGCTAACATGCGCTCTAGCCGTTGATAGTAAGGTGGACAAATAGATGTAGCCAGCCGACGATCATATGACTCATCTAGTTCGCGCAATTCTTGTGGCAAATAGCGTCGATGTCTTCGCCTGATTTCATAAGTTCCACCAATTAGATCCTCAATCAGGACCCAATGTGGCTGCATGTTATGCCACGCGCTATTTTCGTCTTGAACTTTGGCGACAGTCTTGTGATGCTGCCGATCATAATGCTGAAAGCCAGAATACACAGTGCTATCGCGCCCAGTGCTTATAGTTTAATCAATAAATCCTAATGCCAGTGCCACGGCCAGCACGAGCATGAAGTGGATTAAATTGTCGCCAGATTAAATAACCCAGCGCATCATTCATGTGATCATAGCCGGCATCCTTATCTGGGTCGCCATTGTCTTTGTAACTTTGTAGTTCCAGGCACTCAATCAGCCGCTTGCAGTTTTCCTGCACTTGAAGCCGCACTTCTCCTTTCCCATTCTCCAACACAGCTTGAACAGAAGCCACCCGATCACGTACTGGAGGATTAGCACGAGGGGATTGATTGCTGAATCCATAGGATTCAAGGATCTGGATGTCTGTGCGCGACGCATTTGTGCTGCGGTTGCCACCAGAGGCATCAGGATAGATATATGTTTTGCGGCCATCATATCTTCGCTGGATCTCTTGGGCTAGTGCGTCGGTGTCTTTTGAACCTGAGACTTCATCGATCACCACAAGCTTATTATCAAGTCTTACGGCGATCACTGCAGACATATTGTTGACGTTAAAGTCCAACCCACAGTGAATCGGCTCAGTTGCTGCTGAGACGGCTTTGCACACATGCTTTTCTCGGCTAAATCTGTCATAAACTTGCCCCATTGTGAGGTTCGTAAATTCTCCGTTCAGATATGCCTGTAAAGTCTTCGGATCATAGTTACTGCGCATTCTGTCGATAAAATCCATTGGCAGATGTGGATTGTCGGTAGTGCGCATCTTGATCAGCTTGCGATCATCTCGCTGTTGCGCCTCTTCCGTGCCAAATGTCTGCCACATCCACCTGAAGCCCTCAGGCGTTGATGACGCTGCAAATTGCCGCTGATTGCCAGAACGTAGACGGCCCAAGATCTTGGGAAATGCTTTATTGGCAATGCTTGGCGCGACAGTATCAATCTCATCGCACAAGACCCAGGCGAGGTTCAAGCCCACAATGCGGCTCCAGCTCTCGAAACTACGGCAAATTATTTTTGTATCTCCACCTGGCAAATGCAAAACATATTCTGGCAGTGGCGATGATCTAAAACTATGTGGAATGCCATGACGATCTAGAAAGTCGTCAAAATCATTCAACCAAATATCGCGTACAAGTGGACCAGTTGGCTCCATCACACAGCCAATAAATCCCTGATTTGCAAGCGCCAAGATCACAGCTTTCGCGCACATTGCAAAAGTTTTACCCGATCCATAGCCTGCACTTAGGCCGAGAATTTCTGTGCTGTTGTCATTAACAAAGTCCAGCTGACCTGGATGCAACTCGGCTTTTATGTTGTCGAGCAACGTCGCAGCATGAACCCGCTTTCCACCACTATCGAGGCGGTCTAAAACGCACCCAACCCTATCTGACAGAATCGACACTATTTATCAACTTGGCCGAGCCTGGCAAGTGTGTTCACAGCGCCTAATGCGATATTTAGCTGATTAGTGCGACGCGCTTCCATCTGAATACTGGCGGCTTGCTGCATAAGTTCGGCAACAAATTGTGCACGATCGACCTCAAAATCTTTCATAATCATCTCCTTCACATGCGGCATATATTTCTTCGCAGTTTCTTCACTAATTCCCCATTGTTGTGTAGCAAAGCGAATACAATCCGCAGTTGTGCCACCGTTTCTTATTAGATTAAATAAACGATTGTAACGATATAGTTTTTCTGCCGCAGATGCACGTCGAGAAACTGGTTTTCCATCTTTCCGAGGACGTGGCATTACTTAATCCCTAGTGCTGCGGCTCCTGCAGGGTTCCTAGGTCCACAATAGCGGAAACTTGCCGTAATTCGGTCTGTGCCTAGTGCTTGTCGCCATTGAGTCATTGCTGCCGTCTTGGCTTTTGTAGCCCGTCTTGCGCGTTGGTCACAATTGTTTGTCGGCTTTCGGGTCATATTCCAAAGTGGCGACTTAGCACGGTAAGCAACCATTGCCGGATTGGCCGTGACCGACAAATAGTATCGACCACGAGTTCCATGGAAACAAGAGGCGATGAAGTTGGACATGGCATTGCCGATGCCTACACCTTGAAAATCAGGGTGACAAACGGTGCGGTGTTCTTTCCAGCGGGTCCCTTGCGGGCATGGCATCGTAAGAACTGCGGTAAATGCGACAGGCCGGCCCTGATAGAAAGCGCAAAAACATTTCGCGCCATTATGGATGCCTCGGTTCAGATAGTGAAACTTACTGAAGATCGGCCAGTATTGCTTGCCTGATACGGGTTGAACCGTGAGAGTGATTTGGGGTCGTTGAAGACAGTCCCGCGCAAAGCGGGAGGTAGAAGGATCAAACACCCAGTCGGGTTGCAACCAGTCGAGAATGTCATAATGACAGGCGACTGCTACAAACTTTTGACCGCGTTTGCGAACTGCTTTGGCGATAGCGGCACTACCGATCTGCGCAACAGTCCGGTCCACGACTGACGTAAACTCGTCAACGACAAACAGGTCAGGCGACTCGGCTAAACCTCTAGCGATTCCGACTCTAAATTGTTCGCCATTCGACAAAACATGATACGGTCTCAACCAGTTCGGAGGCGAGCTAAAGCCAACAGATGACAGCAAAGCCGTGATGTCTTTGATAGCCATCGACTTTGGGAAAGAATCTACGATACTTTTATCGCCTGCCCAGTTGAAGTCTTGGTCAATTTTGTCGCCAAATAGTTCCCTGGCAATAGTCGTCTTACCACAGCCACTAGGGCCGACAATAACGCCAATGTTCCAATCGAATGTTTCGATAGGTACATCGATGTCATAGGAAACTGTGGACTTTGGGGATGGAACAATGTCAAAAAGTCCCTCCAGTTGTGCGACCCTAGCCGTCCTTTTAATTTCAGACGACTTAGAAAAATTAAGATGCGGCATGTTCAGGCATTCATGGCTTTACAATCGAGCCCCTGACCCATCAAGTAGTCAAGAGTCGCGGTTTGTTCCTCTTCATTGCGGCAGTTGACGATGATCTGAAAGACGGCATCAATCTTGCCTGATTGATCGTCTACTTCCTCATCCTCACTAAAGTCCGACTCATTGCCAGCGAGAATTGCCATAAGTTCGTCATCAGAGAACCATGGCTCGATGTCATGCTCACTCGAAAGCGTGTTAAGCATTTCTTTATCCCACTCGGCTAACTCAGCAGTGCGGTTGTCGGCAAGTGCCAGGCCGACTTTCGACTCTTCAGTTAGTCCAGTGCGGCGTACTGCAATTACTTCGTCGCCATCGGTCTCAATAATTCGGACTTTGTCAATACCCGAAGCGGCTGCGGCTTCTACCGTACCGTTTCCAGCAAGAATGCGGTTCGATTCATCAATAACAATCGATCGGGCAGCGCCATAGCGGTTAATGGACTCCTCAATCAGGTTTTTCGATTGAACAGTGCGCTTTCTGGCGTTTTTATGGTCCTGTTTTAGGGATGAAAGCGGTTGAAGTGTGTCATCTTTGCCGCTCATCTGCACAAATACTGCAATAACCCGACCATTATAGGGGTAAAGCCGAAAGCTTCTTTTTTCTGCATCAAATGCACCAGGTAGGTTAGGTCATCCAAGAGCTTATATCAAAAAAAAATTGATTCGGAAGCTGGGATGCAAGGCCACCACTGGAGCAAAAAGGTCCGCTGTGGACATCCTGATCCACCTGGTAGGTTGCCACAGAAAACCCTGGATTTTACCCCAGGGCTGTTAGTTGGATTTTCAGTTGTTTGTGAACTTGTCTAGTGCGGCTTGAACTTGTTCAATTTTCTTGGTTAGATCGTCATGCTCAGTGTCAAACTTTCGGCGTATGCTGTGACATAACACCTCATAATCGTCTCTGAGGCAGTCACGCTCGACTCTAAGCTCATGGAGTTTGCCGATTAGTTCATCAGCAGATGCCTGAGGGTCGAGTTTAGTCATGAAGCTTGGAGGGATCAATTGCTGGGACTGAGTCTTGAAGGTCGGCAAGGATGTCATTTTGAAAGTCGGAGAAGTGTTCAAATAGACCCGAGTAATGGTCACGCTCTGTGTCCGTCATAAGCTCCTCTAGTGCTTTTCGGAGCCTGGTGGCATACAGAAGTCGGTTGCCAGGTGACTTGGGCTTCGGGGGGTTGAGATCAGGTAAGTACGGCATCAGTTGGACTCCAGTCGATAAATTGCTTTGTTGATGCGCTTGTTGAGCCGATCAAGAATCTGGTTTTCCTCCTGAGTGCGGAGTTCTGGAAAGACACCTTCCACGGAATCAAGCAAGCCAAGCAGTTCGGTATAAGTGAGACGAAGAGTGGTGTACTTCGGCATCAAAGACCTCCCTTGTGGATTGCATCGACCACCATGGTGATCATTTGTTCGGTGAGAGCTTGCTCAATAAGTTCCACAGTGTCATGGAACTTTTCAGAATCACCGGGGCAGTTGAGATCAAAGGGCAGATCCTCGGCATTGACTTCATGCTTGAGGACGGCTGCCTTGGCACAAAGTGTCAGTGCAGTTCGGATGTCAGTGGTGTGAATAGACATGTGGGTCGGGAAAAGGGCTGTGTGATCTATTGATCACTTTCTTAATATATCGCAAGACTTGAATCGCTGTAGTCCGTGGGGATACACCGAACATTAAGAATTTTTACCCACCTTGGGGTGGATGAAATCACCCACCTGGTAGGTCAGATGTCCGCTATGGACACCTGGGAACCCAGGCCACCACTGCACCGAATCAATTTTTTTTTGATAAAAGGTGCAGGAGGTAGGTTAGGTCATGCTGCAAAACAAATGGAAAAAGTCAGTCTTCGGACAAGGGCACCTGTTTGATGGATTCAAGGAACTGATTTTCTGCTCTGTCCTCGGACCATTTGAACAAAGCCTGTTCCATATCATCTGCCAGAATGCTCTTGTAACGTTTGGATTTAATTCCATCAACCCATTCGGTGTAGACACAAAAGAAGCGTTCCATAAATCGGCTTAGCAGGGCAAAAAAAAGGGACCTTGCGGCCCCATGGTATCCAACCCATCACGGTTAGACAGTACACAACTCTGCAGCAGAGCGGCGTGCCTTGTTCACAATTTGTTGGACATAGTAACCATTGACAGTGGCGATGTTCCTGCTCTCTGGGGCGTCTCTAAGGCTGGTCTCCACTTCGGTGACAGCATTGAATGCACCCCACACAGTGTCGGACACACCATCAATAGATGTGCCATAGCCACCGGCCCAGGCATTCCTGAGCTTGTTCCACTTGACCTTGGAGTCCTCAATCTGGCCTGGACGCAGAGTGCCATCATCCATCTTGACACTCGGCATGTTGTAAAGATCAGTCAGCCAAGTCCTGTAAGAGTCAAAGTCCATCTGAGTCTCGGCCATACGTTTGTAGTCCTCGACCTCTTGGTTGAAGGTCTGTCGAGCAATGTCAATGGACCTGAGAGTCGAGTCAATCTGTGACACACCGAGTTTGGTGTGTGAGATCTTGAACTGTTTGCCGTGTTTGTTGGCATCTTGCATGGCCCAGCCGAGGGTGTTGCTGCAGACAATGCGAACATTGCTGAACATACCTCCAAAGGAGGTCGTGCCATCATGTGACAGGTAGCCATTGAGCCGCCTGTGGATGACATCACCTTTGACAACTTCGGCGTCAGTGCCCAGGATCTTTGCTGAGAAGGCGATCTTGGCTCCACCTTTGAGAACAACAACGGTCTCCATCTCACAGTCATCTCGAAGCATCTCTGCAAATTTGCAAAGTTCCTCGTTCTGGATGACCTCATAGCCGAGGCTGACAGTACCTAGCTGATCGCCTGTGTCTGCTCTGTATGTCGCACATCTGTGCTCAGAGGCCGACTCAACACCTGTTACAGGGTTGCGGAAGATCAGTGGTGCTTTCTCGACTGTGAAGAGTGCATTGGCTCGGGTGAATGCCTCCCTGGCGGGGAGTGTGCCATCTACAACTTGTCCGAGGTCATGCCAGGCTTTCTCGCCTTGCATCATGACTCCATCGGTGAACTCGTGTGACATAGTTAGTCGGGGAATGTAGAACAGTCAGTCGGTGTGATCAACTGACAATGTAAAATTAACATTAAAAAGAGCCCCTGTCAAGGGGCCGGCAGCTATAAACCTATGAGCGATTCTGATGGGTTATTTTTAACCCTTTGAAACTGGATTTTTAGTTTCTGCTTGATGTTCTCATAGTAGTCTGGAAGATTGTAAGTGCCATCGGGTCTTTTGATGCCTCTTAAATCCTCCATCATGATGACAAGAGAGGCGATCTCATTGTCATCTAGCTCCCACGGCTTGAGCGTGAGATTGCTAAGCGGCTCTGTGTACTGTGTCATTTTGTCGGAAGAGGTGTGACCATTTTGATGCTGCCGCCTGCACCCCAGACCATGTAGCTCATGCCGTCGGGTACGTTGCTCTCAACCCTCCAATAGGCCGCGGCCTTCTTACAGGCATCATCGAATGATGTAGCCCATAATTCCTGAGAAAAGCCATACTCTTTTCTCGTGTCATTGAAGCAAAGTTGAGTCCAGAAAGGAGCCTCAATTGTTTGCTGATGTTCGATTGACTCAAGATGTTTCTTGAGTTTGTCGGTGTTGATTTTGGTGTGATAGCCCATTTTGGTGTGGTCGCCCATCAATACTCCTGCGGGAAAAGAACGGTGGTGTAGCAGTAGTCAGGTCCGAGATTTTGATTTCCATAACCTGCGGTCAAGATCCACAGTCTTGTGCCGTCAAAGAGCTTGTAACATCCGAGCAGTTGACCACCACTGGCGGCTTTGCAAGTGTCAATGTTAGACTGCCAATCGTGCTCATCAAGATCACCCCAATCGCCTTTGCGAAAAAGTTGCAGAGCCTTCGAGACATGATCACAGAAAAGCGCGTCATGCTCAGATCTGGCGTGGACTAATTGACTGATAACAAGTCGGCCCAGAGCATGAAAATCTGGGCAAGTTAAAACCGGACTGCAATTCATAGATTTGTCGAAAGAAAAGTCAGAAAAGAAAGAACTTGTCATCGATTCTTGCGGGGACGACCCGGCCCACGTTTTTTGGGTAGCTCGACAACTGTGACCTCTTTGCTCTCAATGGTCGGCGGAGCAAAGAACTCATTAAGTCCAGCTTGTATTTCCTGAAGGTAGGCGATCTCCTGTTCAGAAAGATCCTCTACGCTCCACTTACGTGACGGAAGCAAGTCCGGTTCAGACGTTGTGTGGAGAAACAGAAAGTTCCGAACAAATCTGATCATCAAACGTCGGGGAACATCATATAAGTTCACCGAGTCATCATTGCTATCACCGACCATGAGCGTGTGATGCTTATCGCAATAGTGAGCATTCATCCAGTCGGCGTGGAACTCGTGAGAAACGGTCTTTTGCATGATCAGTCAGCGGAAGTTTTGAATGCGGCAGCAAGGCCGACGTGGGCAGAGTAAACAGCTTGCTCCTGTGGATGTGGAGCTTTTACCGGCAAAGGACGAGGAAGTGCCTCCTCAATGTCGGCTATCTCTAGACGACCTGACACCCAGCCAATCGCACCAAACTCTTCATCAAATCCATTGACATGGAAGAGATGTACGTGGTTGCCGCTCCAATCACCTCTAGAAAGGCATCGGACAAGGCTCTCAACATGTGAGTCTTTGGTGTCGGCAAAGGGATCTTGATCCCATCGAGCCATGTGAGTGCCGCACTTGTGAACAATCCACAACCAAGACGAGCCAAGAGGCAGTCCTTCGGTGAGAATCTTACGATCGTGTAAATACAGATCGTCTTTGTAATGTTCCAGCACGCCTTTGGCGAGCAGAATCAAATTGTTGTAAATCAATGGGTCGCCTGAGGGGCGAACTTGCCTTGCAATCATTGAATTAAGTCGGGAGAGAGTGTGTCTCAGGTGAGACGTGCTGATCATAGGATCAAATTCTGTGGTGTCTATTTAGCGATTCTTATCAGGCTGCTGCAGCAGTTAAGATCCTCTTATGAGTGGATTTAAGCCGCTGGCACATCTGTGGAACATTGAAGTCGCCAGAAGTGCGCAGTTCTGACAATGAGATCGGCTCAAAGGACCTTACTTCTTTGACCTCGACTCCATAAGCCCATGCACGGCGTCGGAAATAGCCAAAGTAGCTGTCGAAGTCAATGCCAAACTCATCGGCGTACATTTCCCAGGCGTCATTCGGTGTTAGCCGAAAGGTTCTGCCTGCTTTGAAGATCGTCTGGATTGCCTTTGTCGGAGCTGATTCATACAGAGCAACCCAGCTACCTGGCAGGATTCCAGGTGGGTAAGTCCTGAGTTCAAAAGTCTTGGATCGATCTCTGATTCTGTCAGCAAAGATCGGCTTGATAGCCAACGACTTAATTTCGTCATTGTTGATGCTGGTCGGGAGATTTAGGAACAAAGTGTTAAGAACACTGTGCTAATTGATTCTATCTAGTCGAAAAATTCTTTCAAATAACACTTTTTTATATAACACATTAGTTTTATTTATCGAGAGAAAAAACAAAGCCGAAAAAAATGGCCGTAAGGTCCCGACTCCCTACGACCATCAGCTCCACAGACCCGAGTCACACACTCAGGGTTGAGTTGCCTCGTTCATGCAAGCTCAACTTACAGAGTGTAGCACAGCAAAGACTCAGAACTCCATTTCCTCCTCGGTGTCTGCTGTTCCGAACACATTGTCAGATCGCCTAAGGTCAATGCCCCAGCGACAGTTCCTGATGACATACATCGGGTTACCTAGCTTCTCAATCGCCACAGCATGTGGCTTGCTCGCATCTTTAATCAGCCAGCCCGACTGCCAGGTCCCATCAGCCATCAGCCGCTCAACAGGGGTCGAGGGTGATAAACCACTCTCCGCCGAGTTGAGTTTGTAAGGTGATAAAGGTGAGAAACTTTCTATTTCATGCGTGAGGGCCGGTGTTTCTAACGTTTCGCACGTTTCTAACCCGGTATTTGCAGAGGGTCGATAGAGGGTGCTCGGCCTACCACCGTCAAGGCCCGGCTCAGTTTGACCGCAAGGCGAGACAAGGCCCTTTGTAACGAGTTGTTTCACGTACCGACTGACCTTGTTCGTCGTCAGGTTAAAGTTCTGCCCCAGCTCGCTCGCACTTACAGCAAAGCTTCCCAACTGCCAGCGCATTTCTATGTAGTCAAAGAAGTCGGCCTGCCTTCCACTCAGCTCATTTGCCGCCAACTGCAAACGCTCCGCCTCTTCCACGCTCTCCCCGTCACCGTGACTAACCCAACCATCATCAGTCCGCTCGATCAACAGGTTCACTGGCGTTCCAGATCGTCCTTGCGTCTTCATGGTGATCCTCTTGTCCCGCTTGTTCTCCGACTGCAGAAAGCTCATGTGGATGAGCTGAG